TGGCAATCACATTCTGGATTTCATCGCTCAGGCCATTCCAGTTGAGAGCCATTACGGAAACCAGAGAAGTAGCACCAATCGCCATCAGCGCAATACCGAGGGGCATACACCCGGAGAAAGCGAGGATAGCGCCGAGTGCCAAGGTTGCTCCACTGACCAGCAATCCTACTCTGGACAAGGGAGAAGCCAGAGCGTCCGGGATACTGTTCCAGTTTAGAGCTGCGGCAGATACAAGCGTGACAGCACCAACAGCCATCAGCGCAATACCCAGCCCGGTTGCGACCCCGGTAAAGGCCAACATAGCGCCTACCGCCAGAGAAGCACCCGCCAGAACTCCCGTTAAGGTGGTCAAAGCGTCAGTGAGGTGTCGGTCACTGTTATGCCAGTTGATAACAGCGGCAGATACAAGGCTTGCCCCTCCCAAGGCCATCAAAGCGATACCAAGAGGAAGGTTCGCCCCGGAGAACGCCATAATTGCGCCAAGAGCCAGCAGGAAGCCGCCGACAACACCTGTAATGAGAGCCAGCGTACTTGCCAGTTCGCTACTCATAGCAGTCCAATTCAGCCCAACGGTAGCCGCAAGGCCGACCGCACCCGCCGCCATCAGGCCGACACCCAGCGGAATATTCACGCCGGTTACGACCAGAATTGCACCTACCGCCAGCATAAAGCCGGAAACAATCGTAGTGATCTCTGCGAGAGTGTCCTCAATCATCTTCTTGATTTCACCGATACGAGTCTGCACAGCGTCACCAAGGAAATCGTAGGTGGGCAAATCGAAATCAAATCCGCCTGCGCTACCAGCACCCGCCCCGGAACCGCTTCCCGTGTTGGGAGCAAAGACATTCAGCTCGTCAAAGCCTGCGGTGTACTGCTTCAACTTCTTGGCAGCACCGGCAGCGTCATCGAGATTATCAGCCAAAGACCCAGCGCCGACAGCAGCGCTATTCACTCCTGAATAGTCCACCTCCGTCAACTTGAAACCCGCAAGGTTGGCAAGGGCATTGGCGATTTCTCGAATGACCTGAACAACAGCGATTGCATAGGGAAGAATTGCGTTCAGTGCGGGAATGAAGATGTTACCGATAGCTCGTGCGGCCTGTGTAAGCTGTGCCTGCAAGATACGAAGCTGGTTTGCGGGAGCTTCCAGCGTTCTCGCCATATCACCCTGAGCGGTTGTCACCTGAGTCATAATGGCGTAGTATCTCAGCTCGGCCTTTTCTGCCTGCGTCATGTTGGCAACACTTTCCTTGATACCAAGGTTCAAAGCAGTCTGCTCCAACCGTGCCTGCGACAAATCGTAGCCCAAGCGCCGCAGAGGTTCCAACTCACCGGAAATACCGGACTGTAACTTCTGCATAGCGTCTTCAATGGAAATATTGAAGAAGGAAGAAATATCGTAGCCGAGCTGTGTCAGGTTTTGGCTCATGAGCTGCGCTCGTTCAGCCGTGTCACCGAAGCCGGTCAGCAGCGTGTTGAAAACGCCCTGATTGCGGAGCCACTGTGCCGGGTCAATACCCATGACATCGGACACCTTTTCAGCGTAGTTTTGAGCTTCGGCGGCATACTGCCCCAAGGCAACCGTGAACAGGTTCAGGTCTTCTTGATACTTATTGGACTCCGTGACCGCCTGTGCGATGAAATGACCGATTTTGCGGAAAGTGATTGCAACAGCGGCGACATTCAACGCTTTCAATCCGCTCGTGAACTTCCCGGTCGTGGTGGTTGCTTTACGGGCAGAAGCGTTGTATTTCTCAGTGCTGGTAATCAGCTTTTGGATTTTGGACGGGAACGCCGAGAAACCGTTGGACACCTTCTGCATTTCATCGGCAAAAGGCTTCATGGCGGCGGCAAGAGCGGTCATCTGCTGTGTGAACTTGTCAATGTCCGCCGCTTCCAAATCCTCGATCACCTTCGGCAGCTTGGAAAGCTGATTGATAAAGGTGGTCATATTAGCCTTACCCAACTCGGAGAGAGGGCGTAAACCGTTGGCAAGGGAAGTCAGCTTGTCGCCGTCCGTCCATTTCAGGCCAGCGAGAGCGGTGTTGATTGCCGTGAGCTGGTTGGCGATAGAGGAAGAAATCTTCACATTTCCAACCTGACTCAAAGCGGTCAGCGCATTGGTAAGCCGGGGGATCTTCTGCGAAGCGTCACCGCTATTCAAGCCTTTCAGAGAATTGGAAAGCTCCCGAATACCCTGAGCGGTCTTGCTCAGACCCGTTGCGCCGCCGTTGGTAGCGGTTTTCAAACGATTGAGCGTGTTAATCAGGTTTTGAAGTCCTGTGACCGCCTGCGTACTGTCATTGACGATCTGAAACTCCAACCCCTGAATTTCCACATTGTCAGCCACTTACGCCACCACCTTTCTCTTGAAATTTCTTATTGACCGATACCATAAAGGCTTCCATGTATGCCTTGGCTTGGTCATCGTGTTTTTCTTGAAGCTGCTTCTGCTGTTTCTTGTCCTGCCGACTGAACAGCTCATAGGGGCTTTCCCGATACGGCGTGGGCTTGGTTCCCTTTTTGGCGAAAGCACGAAGAACCGGGGCGGCATCAATAAGCGCTTCGTAAAAATAAGCTCCTTGGAGCCAAGCGTCTTGATTTCTCAGGTCTTGCCTGATCTGCGCCGCCTTTCGGTAATACTTCACCAATTCGCAGTCCTGTTCCCAAAACTGCTCATAGGTCATGCCGATGGAAAGATAGTACGGGAAAACCTCATAAAACTTTGGCGTGTAAGCGAGAAGGGGAGCGGGGCGATGGTCGCCGCCGCCCCCCTCGCTTCTGGAAGATCGGTCGCTTACCAGCCGGTCTTCCAGCTCAGGTTTCCCTCGTTGCCCTCCTGCTCAGGCTCGTCCAGCAGACTCAGCAGGGGGTCGTTATACATCTCTACCAGAGCGGCAATCAGCTCGTCCTTGTGGTTCATACGAGCGTAAATGCTGTCGATCACATCACGCTTCACGAACCGATGATGGGCGAGGAACGCACCGGCAAACAGAGCCGGAAGCAGGGTCATAGGCTTGCGCTCCACATCAGCAGCAACGAAGCCGTTCTTCTCCATCGCTTCAACGGTCTTGCGGGTGTATTCCAGCGTGTAGGTCACGCCGGTAGTAGGGTCATTGATCGTCAACTGCTTTGCCATGATAAATCCTCCTTATCAATACGGCGATTGTTGGTGTCTTAGGTTGCGGAGAAAGCGATGGGGGTGGAAGGAGCGATGGTGATGTTCATGTTCACCACTTCGTTCACGCCGCCGCCCACGGGATACACGGACAGCTCACCGTCAAAGCTGAACTTGCCGTTAGAGCCATCGGGAGTAACAGTGCCATCGCTCTCGGTGCCGCCAAACCAGACCGCATAGCTGACCTTCTTGCCTTCCAAAGCCTTGAGGGTCTGGAAATCAGCCAGCGTGTAGTTGGCGGTAAAGGACAGACCATCGAGGGACTGGATACCGGCGATGTAGGTCTGCATATTGTCGCTCAGGGTGGTGGTTTCCAGCATTTCGGGTTCGCCGCCGAGGTCAGGAAACTCCTTAATGTCGATCAGCTTGCTCCACTGTTCACCAGTGTCGGCTTTCTTCATCAGAAAAACCTTGTAGGTGGAAATAGCCATTTCATTTACCTCCTATAAAGAGTGGTTCCGTCCGTTTCAGCCTTGTATCGGGCAACCAGACGGTAGATTGTTGCGTTCTCCAAATTGGGAACCGGGGACAGAGAAGTACGCCGGAAATTCTTGGCGTACATGAGATCGTCCACAAACCTCATGATTTTTCGGCAAACGGATTTCTTACCGCCTGCCTTATCGGAGTAGACATTCACCTCGTACATCAGCGTGGCGAACCTCTCCATATCGCCGCTGTCCATGTGAGCTTCCGTGGTGTAGTTATCCTGCTCCACCAAGCTCACATAGGGGAAACGGGTAGGGGCATTGACATACTCGCCGCTGACCAAGATACCGGGAAACTGCGCTCTCAGAGCTTCCGCAATCGGCGTGTAGATTTGACTCTCCACATCAATCATGAAAACACCTCCTTCGCAATCTCCGTGAGCCG